ATTTACTAACTGCCCTATTGTTAAGTACAACGATTTGCTCAGAACCTTGCAAGTTGCTTGGGGCTGGTTTTATCTGTGTCAAAGTTGTGATCGACCTTGTTGTTAAACTTGAGCCATCTTCAACAGAGTCATATTTTGAAGAATTAAATGCAACAGCAGTAACTTGATACGCCAAACCATCAACTTCTGTGACTCCTATAACTCTAAAAGTTTGCAACTGAACAGATGTATTTTCTATAACCCATACCGAGTTCGATTGTGGAACAGAGCTAAATGCTGAAGAAACAGTAATAGTAGTTGAGGAAACAGAACTTATTGATCTTGTTTCTAATGTTCCATCTGACAAAATTACAGATAATGTCGCTGAATCTGTTGTTGCTAAATCTGTATTATTTTCATCATCAACAACAATTTGCGTTGTAGATACGCCTGTTTTTATTCTTCCACCTCTCCTAACGCCAGCCCTTAATGGATCTGCAATTTGTATTACTTGTGAAGGCCGCACCAAAACACCAGCTTCTAGTGTAGTAGTAAAATTAACAACCTCTCCTTCATTGTTTTGAGTGTATAAAAACCATTTCCCTAATCTTGCAGCTTGTCCTCTTGATGTAACAGCTATACCTTTTAAATTTTTTACTACAACGCCATATTTTGCTTGTAAAGCGGTATCTTCTACAGTTTCATATTCAATTGTTCTTGTCTCCATGTCAAAATAAGCAATATTAATTAATGTATGTTTTGTTCTTAATGAACTGTTTGAATATGTAAAACCAGCTTCAGTTACATTTGATAAATTGAATAAATATGATGGATCTGTTGGTCTATCTTGTCCAAGAGCTACAGTTCCAGCAGAATAAAAAGGCATTGCCCTCATACAGCTACAAAGTTGGTTAATAAGGTTGTATGCGTCTTTTTGATTTTGTATTACAACATTACAAGAAAAACGTGGCTCTGTGCCTCCAAAGCCATCATCAACTAATTCTGAAGCATAGACAGATGCACTATAAAAACTATAAACATCAATATTAGATGTATCAATTTGATCTCCAAAACCTTTTGAAGTTGTTAGAAGATCATACAAAATCCAAGCTGGGTCATTTGAATATTCTTTATCTGATTTAAAAGTTCCATTAAAAGTGCCGCTATAGCTTATAGAACCATCTGATCTGACAGTACCATTATGAGGGATTTTTATCTTTGTTCCTCTAACACGAAATGACCTCTTGGGTGTTGATGGAAAAGTTTTAGCATCAAACCTTAAAGCAACGTGAGCAGAATTTGCATAGGCTCTTTGCTCATTTATGATCTCTGTGTAATTAGTAAAAAGAAAACTATTTCTTAAAGTATTTTCTGTACTGTCTGCTGTAACTCTATTTACCCTTACTGTTACAGGAAAACTTGTACCAGTTGGTAAATTAATTTTATAATCTCTAAAATATGCACTCGCAGTTCTTCCTTTTACAGTGTCAGTAAGAACCGTTTGAGTTGTACCATCATTTTCTATGGTCTGAATATTTAAAGTTACTTCAGCCCCATCAATATCGCCATCGGGCAAAAATTCTTGTAATTCATTAAAAGCAATCGTAACTCTGACTGCATTTACAGAAGTATTAGTAATACTGACAGAAACAGGTGAACTTGTTGTAACAGTTTGACTTACAGTAAATTCTGATTCTAATTCTGTTATTGCTTGAATAGCTGTTTGATTTGAAGTCCCAAACCTTGGCTCAAACGATACATTTTGGAAGTTAAAATCTTCATCTGTCGGACTTGTTCCAGCCGCTTGTTGTAAAACTTGAGTTCCATTAAGAAATACGTCCTTTAATGCTGAAGTATTATATTCGGTTGATCCTTTAGAACCTGTTGCACTTGGAAAGCCTTCAATTTCCCCCTCACCTAATAGCTCTAATAGCGTTTGAAATTGTTTTGATGCAAGTACATTACTTGGAATATTTGGATCTGTAAGATCGGATGGAATACCTATTAAACTCATGCGGCAGTACCTTCTATTTGAACAGTATCAATACCAGCACTTATAACAATAGTTCCTGTAAAAACTTCTCCGTATATTATAGGAACAGCAACACCCGCTCTTGAAATATTAGTAATAGCAGAAAAACCGAATGAATTTTGCGCCCTTTGATCTGGTAATACAGCATCATTTTGTGGAATTGGATCTGCGATTTCAGAAGCAGGTGCGATCTCAGGTGTCGGGGCAATTAAAGAGGTTATCCCACCAATAACAACATCAGTAGCGACAGATGTTGCAATAGTTCCCAAAATACCTGTCGTACCAACTTCCGCAGCGATAGCACCAGCACCAGCCACAACAGCACCAGCAG